TGTAATACCCCCTAAGAATGATAACGTTTCAAAAGATTAAGTGGAAAAATTTTCTCTCAACAGGAGATCATTGGAGTGAGATAGATTTTCAAGGACACACTACTAACCTAGTTGTGGGAACTAATGGTTCTGGTAAATCCACAATGTTGGATGCCTTGACATTTGTTTTATTTAATAAACCATTTCGTAAGATTAATAAGTCTCAACTTGTGAATGCTACAAATGAAAAAGATTGTGTGGTAGAGGTTAAGTTTTCTGTTAATAGTAAAGATTATCTTGTCCGAAGATCTATCAAACCAAATAAGTTTGATATTGAAGTTAATGGAACATTAATGCATAAGGAATCTGATGATAGATTGAATCAAAAGATATTAGAAGAGAATATATTAAAGGTAAATTATAAATCCTTCACTCAGATTGTCATCTTAGGAAGTAGTAGTTTTGTTCCTTTTATGCAGTTATCTACAAGTAATCGTAGAGATGTGATTGAAGACTTACTTGATATTCGTATCTTCTCTGCGATGAATAATTTAATTAAAGAAAAGATTCGTACAGAGAAAGAAAAAATAAGAGCATTAGATTTAAAGAGAGATAATATTAAAGATAAAATATCCATGCAGGAAAATTTTATCAAAGAGTTGGAAGAGCAGGGAAAAACTAATATTGCAGAGAACGAAAAGAAAAGAGATAAGTTAGATGATGAGATCTGTGTTCTTACTACAAAAAATGAAGAGTTAGATTTAGAAGTAACTGGTCTTATAGAAGATCAGGAAAAAGTAACTGGTGCTAGTGAAAAGTTACTGAAACTTAACAATATAAAAGGTAAGATATCGAATAAAGTATCAACCCTTACAAAAGAGCATAAGTTTTTCACAGGTAATAGGGTTTGCCCTACCTGCACACAGGATATAGAAGAAGAGTTTCGTTTAAATAAAATCAGTGACGTTGAAATAAAAGCATCGGAACTTAGAAAAGGATATGAAGAACTAGAGAGTAGTATCAAGTCCGAACAAGAAAGAGAACGTCAATTTAACAAACTAACAAAGGAGATTTCTAAACTCAACAATGGCATTTCTAAAAACAATACTCAAATTTCAGGTTTTCAACGACAAATCAGAGATTTGGAATCAGAAGCTAAAAGATTTACCGAACAACTTGCGAATAGAAGTACTGAAAATGAAAAACTAATAGAGTTTAATTCAAGTCTCCAAACAACACTAGAAGAATCCTCTGATAGAAGAGAGGAAGTTATATACCATGACTTTGCTTATTCTCTTCTTAAAGACGATGGTGTAAAGACTAAAATAATCAAAAAGTATTTGCCTTTTATAAATCAACAGGTAAATAGATACTTACAATTAATGGATTTCTATATCAACTTTACGTTGAATGAAGAATTTGTAGAAACTGTAAGATCACCAATACATGAAGATTTCTCATACTCATCATTTAGTGAGGGTGAGAAAATGCGTATTGATCTTGCCTTACTATTCACATGGAGAGAGGTTGCAAGAGTTAAGAACTCAGTCAATACAAATCTATTAATTATGGATGAGGTATTTGATAGTTCACTTGATGGATTTGGAACAGATGAATTTTTAAAAATTATTCGTTTTGTAATTAAAGATGCAAATGTTTTTGTAATATCTCACAAATCAGAATTACATGATAAATTTAATAGTGTGATTAGATTTGATAAAGTAAAAGGATTTAGTAGGATAGTATGAAAAAATATACTGAAAAAGAGTATTGGGATGGATTAGTTCCTGATGAATTATTTGAAGAGTATTTAAATAAATATGGATACGAGTACACACCAATTACAGAGACAGATAAAAAAGTGTCCACTGAACCCTGCCAAGAGTAGGGTTTTTTTGTATACTGGATATATCAGATAAGAAACCACCATGCAGATCAAACACGACGTTAAAGGACAACTAGCTAAACTACTTGCGACAGAAGATTTAATTGTAGAACATAGATCAGTAGAGACAGCATCATTCAATGTTGCTAGTCGTGTTCTTACACTTCCTACTTGGGACAAAGCAGGAGAAGAGGTGTATGATCTTCTAGTTTGTCACGAGGTTGGACACGCATTATACACACCTGATCAGGAGTGGTGGATTGATAATGATATATCACATTCTATTGTTAATATTGTAGAAGATGCTCGTATTGAGAAGTTAATGAAGAGAAGATATGCAGGTTTATCTAAAACTTTCTTCAGAGGATACTCTGACCTCTCAGAAGACGATTTCTTTCAGTTAGATGGTAAAGATCTATCTAAGTTCAATCTTGCTGATAGAATCAATTTATACTACAAGGTTGGTAATTTTGTTGATATTCCTTTCTTTAGTAATGAAGAAACATTTTTGATGAATCGTACTGGTCTTACTGAAACTTTTGAGGAAGTATTAGAAGTTGCTAAACTTATCTTTGAATACTGCAAGGCAGAAGCAGAGAAGAAAAAAGAAGAGAATATGAAAGCAGATGTAGAGTCATCAGATATTCCTAATGATAATACAACTCAAGGTCAATCTGGTGACGATGCTCCTGTAGATGAGGTAGATGATAAAGAAGAGGAGGGTGAAGAGCAAGAGATGCAAGTTGTAGATAAAGAATCTGGTAAAAATAATATTCAAGGTGGATATGAAGGTGGTGATCTTGAAGCTACTACAGATGAGATATTTACTGATTCTTTAAAAGAGTTATCAAATCCTACATCAGGTGAGTCATACTATATCGAAAGTCCAAAGTTAGACTTAGATAAATTTATTGTCAACAATCAAGAACTTCATAAAAATATGATGTCAGAGTGGGATGAAGATCAAGTAAATGTTAGAGAAGATTATATTGCAAGAAATCCTAATTATAAAAATGAAGAAAAGACGATTGATCTTGGTGTGTTTCATTCACATTATAATCCATTTGATCTTTACGGAAGAGTTGACAGAGAATATGCTCAGTTCAAAAAAGATGCACAAAGAGAAGTTAACTATCTTGTAAAAGAGTTTGAAATGAAAAAGTCAGCATCAGCATATGCTCGTGCTACTACAAGTCGTACTGGTATTCTCGACACATCAAAACTTCACACTTACAAATTTAATGAGGATCTTTTCAAAAAAGTTTCAATACTACCTGATGGTAAAAATCATGGATTAGTATTCATGCTCGATTGGTCTGGTTCAATGAGTGGAGTTATGCTTGATACTATCAAACAACTATTCAATTTGATTTGGTTCTGTAAAAAAGTTAATATTCCTTTTGAGGTTTATGCTTTCACAAATAGTTATCCTACATCACTTCTACGAGACAGAGATGAGGTAGAGCAATTAAATAATCAATTACATATTGACTCCTCTTTTTCTCTTCTTAATATGCTTACAAGTAAAGTAAGGACAAAAGATTTGAATATACAAATGAGAAATGTTTTCAGATTAGCAACTTTATTCACTGATCGCACTCACTACTACAAGTGTCCTTTAGGATTAAGTTTATCAGGTACACCATTGAATGAAGCAATTGTTGCACTTCATCAAATACTTCCTAAGTTTCGTAAAGAAAATGGTGTTGAAAAAGTACAATGTGTTGTATTAACTGATGGTGAATCACAATCAATTAGATGTAATAGAGAAGTAATAAGAGATTGGGATACTGAACCATATATGGGTACAGCATATCTTTCTGATAATTGTTATTTCCGTAATCGTAAAACAGGTCGTGTTTTTGCTCTAAAGAACATGGGTTACTATGGTGAAATGACTGATACCTTACTAGAAGATATACGTGACACTTTTCCCCACACTAATTTCATAGGTATTAGATTATTACCTAATGGTTGGGCTAGTTCATTCATTCAAAAATATACTGAAAATGAGGAGTATGAAAAGTCTATGATTCACTGGAGAAAAAACAAAACAATATCTCTCAAGGGATCTGGATATCATGTTTACTTCGGGTTATCATCGACTGCAATTGGTAATGATACGGACTTTGAAGTACAAGAAGATGCAACTAAAGCACAGATAAAGAAAGCATTTACTAAGAGTCTTCGTAATAAAAAGATGAACAAAAAGATTCTTTCTGAGTTTATTGAGTTAGTTGCGTGACAATTAATAAAGTGTCTACTGGGGGGTTACGACCCCCCTTTTTAATGCTATGATTAGTACATAAATAAATCACCGACATCATGACCTACGTACCATTCACAATCAAAATGACAACCGAAGAAATTATCTCAAAATTGAAAGCATCCTTCGGTTCTGAATTTACTGCTACTGATATTAAAGCATTCTGTGCAATGAATGATATTGCATATGCAACTGTAACAAAAAGAATAAAGAACTTTAAAACATCAAAAGGTAAGTGGAACTTAGAAGTTACAACAGCAGCAGTTGAAAACATTGAGAAGTCTTTCAACTCACCTTCTGTTCTTCCAAAAGTAGAGCAAAACTTAATACCTGAGAAAGATTCTACATTTGTTAAGTTTGGAAACTTTCCAGATATCAAAAAAATTATTGCATCTAAGTTATTCTATCCTACATTTGTTACAGGTTTATCAGGTAATGGTAAGACATTCGGTGTCGAACAAGTTTGTGCACAATTAGGAAGGGAGTTAATTCGTGTCAACATCACCATCGAAACAGACGAAGATGATCTTATTGGTGGGTTTCGTCTTGTTAATGGCAACACTGTTTGGCACAACGGACCTGTGGTTGAAGCTTTGGAAAGGGGAGCTATCCTCCTTCTAGATGAGATTGATTTAGCATCTAACAAGATACTTTGTCTACAACCAGTTCTTGAAGGCAAAGGTTTATTCCTTAAGAAGATTGGTAAATTTGTACAACCAAAAGCAGGTTTTAATGTTGTTGCAACAGCAAACACAAAAGGTAAAGGATCTGATGATGGTAGATTCATTGGTACTAACGTATTGAACGAGGCATTCTTAGAGAGATTTCCTGTGACCTTTGAGCAAGCATATCCTGCTCCTGCTCATGAAACAAAGATACTTAATAATGTTGCATCAACATTAGGTGTCAATGATACAGAGTTTTGTAAGAGACTTGTAGATTGGGCAGACATTATTCGTAAAACATTCTATGATGGTGGTATTGAAGAGATTATTTCTACTCGTAGATTAGTGCACATACTTCGTGCATTCTCTATCTTCAACAACAAAGAAAAAGCAATCAAAGTATGCATCAATCGTTTCGATGATGAAACAAAACAATCATTTATTGAATTATATGATAAAGTAGATGCAGACTTTGAAATTACAAAAGAACTTGATGTAACAAAAGATGAACTTGTGGAAAAATTATAAAGATGTTCTACACAATACATTCCCACTCCATAATGGGGTGGGTTCTGTATGGGCAAATTGGGAATCTAAAGGAACAAACCTTTTAGCGAAAACATATACTAACGAGTACTTTATTAAGTCAAGAGAAGTTGAAATATGGAGTGATAAGACTTGTATTTACAACAATATTATCTACCCAAAAACAGGAAGTAATCTTCCCTGTTTTGGCATGGACTTGATGGGGTTTAATGAGAAAAGAGTTATTATTGTATTTGATTTTCAACATCCAAAAGAAAAATATCCTTTCTCTGTTAAAGGTTTACCTATAAGTGATGGAGACTATCGTTTCTTTGAACCAGGTAATCACTTCTCTGATAACATATACATTGCCAAATGTACAATGAGTGAAGTCAATGAGCATTTAGAAATGTTTAAGACTTACTTGACAAAGTACAAGGAGATGGTAGAATTAAAGAAACCTACTGGAAAAGATACCAGTGAATATAAAGACTTTGATGCATATATGACTAAACTTGACCCTGTAGCAGGATACCTTGCAGGTAAGTTTGGAAAAGAAAATGCAGAGAGTCTTGTTAACGATTTTCTTTTTACTTATGGATAAATCAAAAGGAAGATGGAATTCTGTCGAACCAGAGCATTCTTCATATTATTATGATTATACTCGTAATGATCCTGATAGGGAAAATCCATTTGAAAATGATGGACTTGATTATGAAATAGATTATATGGCAGATGTAGATGATCAAAGATCACATCATTTTAATTTTTATGGAGACTTAAAGGAATCAATGGATTACGAACCACAAAGAAATAATCAATACAAATATCATGAAGAAGAAATTCTAAGAGATATTGAAGAATATGTTTCAAGAACATATAATGGACATTATACTGGAACGAAACATGAGTTTCGTAAAGTGCAAACGATTGACTTAATGGCAGCAAGAGACATTGCATCTGGATTTTGTCAAGCAAACATATTAAAATATGGAAGTCGTTATGGTAGTAAAGATGGTAAAAATAAAACAGACTTGCTAAAAGTCATACACTATGCTATGCTATTATTACACTTTGATGGACACTATGGCGAACCATCAATGCCTTCTGGCAACTTTGACCAAATGCCTTGAACATAATGAAATTAAAACCAAGAACTATGAAACTATCTGACAGCACTTTGACTGTTCTTAAAAACTTTGCAGGTATTAACAATTCAATCCTAGTCAAAGAAGGTAAAAAACTTCGCACTATATCTGTTGCTAAAAATATTCTTGCAGAAGCAAACATAACAGAAGAGTTTCCTCGTGATGTTGCAATCTATGATCTTAATCAATTTTTGAATGGTCTTGGACTACATTCTGATCCTGACTTAGATTTTACACCTGAGTCATATATTACAATTAAAGAGGGATCAAGAAGAGTTAAATATTTTTATGCAGATCCACAAGTTATCATTGCACCACCAGAAAAAGATATTACACTTCCAACCGAAGATGTATGTTTTCAGTTAGAAAGTTCTTCATTAGATAAACTACTGAAAGCAGCTGCAGTATATCAATTACCTGATCTATCTGCGATTGGTGAAGCAGGTGTTGTTAAGTTAGTTGTAAGAGATAAAAAAAATGATACATCAAATGAATATGCAGTTGTTGTTGGTGAAACTGATAAGAAGTTTACATTTAATTTTAAGGTAGAAAATATTAAGATTATACCTGGTGCATATGATGTTGTAGTGTCTAGTAAATTACTATCTAAGTTTACAAATACTCAGTATGATTTAAAATATTACATTGCGTTAGAACCAGACTCAACTTTTGAAAGTTAGTGTATAAATAAAGTGCCTTATGGTACTTTATGCTATCTAAATACGACAAACTTTCAATCCAACGAAATCCATTCAGAGAATACTCTAAACCTTTTAAACACAAATATAACAATTCAAAATACAATCAATTAAGAATTTACTTTCAATGTGAAAGTAATTATTTTAAAAATAAAATCAAAAAGAAAAATGAATAATATAGGATTAGAAGTAATTTTTTGGACAATACTATCAGTATACTTTTTAGCAAAACTAGGTGTATTTAAAAAGAAATGAAACTAACACAAGAAATGATTGATGAGATCCAAAGACTCATGGAACATACTAAAAAAGATGGTAGTATGAATTGGGTTGATGGAGAAGATATAGAGATTAGTTTAGCAGGAACATTTGCAGCAGATAGATTTATTGTTATTAATAACAGATCTAAGAAACCTTGGGAACCTTCTATCAATAGTTCAAAACATCCTGACTATGATCCAAAACCTGCAGAAGAATTTTATAAGAAGTGGACAAAATTAAAAGAGCCACCTTATGTTGCTAAAAAGAAAAACTGATGTTATAATGGAAGTAGGAAAAACCACTTCCATTTTTTATTATGAATGTATTCGTGACGGAACCTTGCCCCTACAAATCGGCAGAGGTTTTACCTGATAAGCACGTTGTGAAAATGCCATTGGAAACTTGTCAAATGTTGGCAGTTGTTTATTCTAAATGGTATTATAATTGGGGTGATGAGTTACTCCATAAAAAAGACGGATCACCTTATAACACCAAGAAAGGTGCATTTCGTGGACACCCTTGTACAGTTTGGGCTGCCGAAGATATTTCTAAAACCGCATGGTTGATTGCACATGGAGTTGCCTTGTGTTATGAATATTTTAAAAGATATGAGAAAGTGCACTCATGCTCTGCTACAATACAAGAAGCAAGACAAGTATTCTTTGATAAAACAAAAAAAGATTTATCAATTCATAGAGATGTAAAGGATTTTGCATTCGCAGGACCTGATGAATTTAAATATGATAAAACAATTGATATCTTTACCGCATACAAAAAATACATTGCATCTAAACCTTGGGTTGCAACAAACTATCTTCGCAATCCATCCCGTAAACCCAATTGGCTATGACTATTTTGACTGAAAATTATCAGAAACTAACAACCGATGTTAATAGAATCGCAAATTCATTAGAAAGAATTGCTAATTCTTTAGAACATCTACATATTGAATCAATAGATCATGCTCACATAGATGAAATTGATCATAACCATATTGAGGGTGATGTAAATACTCATCCTAAAAAATGGTAATGAAACACGTATTATTTGATTTAAAAGATTGTCTAATGACACCCCCATTAGATGATGAAGAGTATATAAAAGAAACTCTAATAGAGGCAGCAAAGATTGGTAAACTAGAAGTGTTAAAAGTTGACACTTATAAGTTTGAACCTCATGGTGTGACTGGTTATGCATTACTTGCAAGTAGTCACATAAGTATACACACTTGGCCTGAAGATGATGTTGCTAGATGTGACTTATTCTCTTGCAATCCCAATACAGATTACAAATCTGTGATACAATATATGCAGAACCGCTTTCACTCTTGTGAGGTTAAAAAGTGGGGATGTGATAGATCTGATTGGTTATGAAACATAAACATATCTATGAGTTAGTTTACAAGGATGGTATGACTCATTCTTCATTTAATTATTCACTCATCAAAGAAATATGGAGTAAGGATAAAGATAAGGTTTTGGAGGTGCGTATACGTGACTTAAAAAATAGTAAAGGTAAAGGATTTAACAATGAAGGAATTTGATTATGAACTCGATTACAAGAGACTTGATTTTACAGACGAGGAGACTCGTAAACTTTATCGTATTGGAAGGGGAGAACAAGGAGTATTATTGGTACGCCCTTATACTAACGATATATGCGCTCATTGGAGATTCAAAACTCCTGACGAGGCAGTAAGATCATCTAATAAAATATTTGCAATGTATCTTGATTATCGTGATGAAAAAGATTTCATCGGTATGGATATGTGTCGTAAATTTTTAGAGATGGGATTTACTCGTGCCAGAAGATACGCAAATCATAATTCTGGTAGAAAATATAAGAAAGGAACGAAAGAAATATTACCACAAGAACCCGATCATGCAACAAGTAAATTTGCGAAATCCGCACAAATCTTTAAAAAAGTGCGTGATATAGTTGCAAAAAATGTTACATATGTTAGTATGAGAAAAAAATGGAGATCTCAAGAATGATTTTTGTAGCATGCCCACCAATTTATACATTACCTGGCACATGGGATGACCCAGAAAAAATTGCCAAGTGTATGGATACACTTATACCACATGCAAACTTAGGACAAGGTGCAGCATTTGCTGTATTTCTCGGTCTTGTAGTTTTTGCTTTAATATGTTATGGTATTTACATGACTTTTGGAACTGGAGGAAAAGATCTAAAAGATGAAATTAGAGAACATGCTAGAATGCATGAACTCGGTATTGCTCATGGTCATGAAGGTCGTCATCCAGTGATGACAAAAAGAGCACAAGAACAAGACTATCCACAACATCATCACGATAAATAATGAGTGATTTTATATGGGTTGAAAAATACAGACCCACTACAATTGACGAATGTATCTTACCAAAAAGAATTAAACAAACCTTTCAAGATTTTGTGAAGAAAGGTGAGATACCAAATATGTTATTGTCAGGTCCACCTGGCATTGGTAAAACCACAGTGGCAAAAGCATTGTGTCATCAAATAGGAGCAGATTACTATGTCATTAATGGATCGGATGAAGGACGTTTTCTTGACACGGTTAGGAATAGTGCGAAGAACTTCGCATCTACAGTCTCTCTTACGAGTGACTCGAAACATAAAGTCATCATCATTGACGAAGCAGACAATACCACTTCCGATGTACAACTCCTCCTTAGAGCGTCGATTGAGGAGTTCTCGCGCAACTGCAGGTTTATCTTTACCTGCAATTACAAGAACAAGATCATCGAACCCCTCCATAGTCGGTGCAGTGTGGTTGACTTTAATATTAATAAAAGAGACAAACCGACTATTGCTGCCGAATTCTTCAAAAGAATAAATTATATTTTAGAAGAAGAAAAGATAGAAGCAGATAAAAAAGTTTTAGCAGAATTAATTAACAAACACTTCCCTGATTGGAGAAGAGTATTAAATGAATTACAAAGATACTCAGTTGGGGGTAAAATAGATAGTGGCATACTTGCTGCTTTTTCCGATGTTGCTGTAAATGATCTCATTAAAAATCTCAAAACGAAAAACTTTCCCGAAGTTCGTAAGTGGGTTGTTTCCAACATGGACAACGAAACTTCTGTTCTATTGCGTCGTATTTACGATAGCTTATATGATTCCTTGGTCAATAGCAGTATACCTGCTGCTGTCCTTATTATTGCAAAATATCAGTTTCAAATTGCATTCGTCGCAGATCAAGAGATTAATCTTTTGGCGGCGTTAACTGAAATTATGGTTGAATGTGAATTTAAGTAATGGATTGGACTAATAGAGATGAAATAAAAAAAAGAGTTCATAGTGAAATGATTAAAAGAGCTCCAAAAGTTGATTTAGAACCACCTGACTTAGAACATATTGAAATTCCATCTTCAATATCTTCTGATAAAAATTGGGATAAAATAAATTTTTTAAAGAAAATACACAAAAAAAACTATGATTCTAAAATAGAAAGTGGAGAATGGGTTTTTAATGGTGACTTTAGAATGGCAGGTAAGTACGGAGGATCTTCTGATCCATGTCCTCACTGTGAAAGTATATGGAGTAAAATAATAATTACTCCGAATTGTATGCATTATGGACAACTCTTATGTGCTAGATGTGGACATCATCATAAATTTGTAAAGAAACCTAAATGAAAAAGAAAGCACCATTTAAATTAAATTGTTTTGGAGTTCTTGGAATAATTTTATTGATGGGTGGTGTTTTATCAACTTTTGTGTTATACTATTCTATGGTAGGTATTTTAAAATGACTGTTAAATTAATTCGTATGTGGTCTGGTGAAGATGTAATCGCTGACGTTATTGAAGAGAATGAATATACAATAACAATGGAGAATCCAATTGTTGCTGTTCCTTCAAATCAACAAGGACAAATTGCTTTTGCTCCTTGGTCTCCTTTACATGCTAAAGAAAAAATATCAATTACTGAAAAATATGTTGTTTATATAGGAGAACCTCAACCAGAAATTATTGAGGAATATAATACAATGTTCGGTAAGATATCAACTCCTACAAAAAAACTAATTATGTAAAATGACTAATTTTTCTAAATTAAAACATCAAGTGAAATCAAGTAGGTATTATATTTTTTGGGGTGCAGCAACTATTGCAGTCATGGCAGGACAAATCTATGTTGGTAATGGATATCGTAAGATGTCAGAATCTGTCAAAGATCTTACTGAGATGCTCACTATAAAAATGGAATGGGAAATCTTAG